ATATGTATTTGTTTGACCACTTAATGGAACTGATGGCGGCAAACCTCTGTTACCATTCGGCTGCGCTGGTGTTCCACTTAATGCACTTAAAGTTCTAACATTAAACACAAACTTGTCTCCAATGTTATACTGAGGACTTCCAGCTAAACCGTTTGATGAGAATTGAACAGATATAGAAAAACCTGTAGCCTGTAATGATATAGGTGATGTACTTATAGGTAAATCAGCTATCCACCAGTTTTGACCAACATCTATAGTCCATCTAAATGTAACTGAGTTAACTATTTCTATGGTTAATCTTAAATCTGTTGTTGATACAGATGATGATATATTAGCACTTACAGTAGGTCCTTGATTTATAGTGCTACTTGGTGATGTTCCTGAATAATATACAGGGCCTTGGATATCAAAAAATCTATTAGTTACCGGAGGCTGTGTATCTGGATCAGTTGTACACGCTATTGGTCTAGGACCTCTACCAGATGCATTTTTTGAATATGATTGTTGATTAGATGTTGCTAAAAATGAATCCGTAGGATCTGCTTTTATTTTAAAATATAAGCCCTCTATAGCATTTGGAATAAATAATGCTTCCTTTTGCTCAAGCTCTAGTATCTTAAACTGTTTGTTTGAGTTGGTCGGTGATCCGCCAGATGATTTGAATATAATATATCCATTTACTTTTATCTTATCTCTATCAGCCTCATTAATAAGGAAATATCTAAAATTATTCTTTTTTAAAAAAGTAATAGGAAATATATTATAGTATTCAGTTTTTGATTGCTTTACAAACAACCTGTATCCAGTAGCCCATTCAGGAGCCTCATTTTTAATGCTAACAATTAATGAATTAGCAGTACTAGAATTGGCAGCAGGAATATATACAGAATTGGATAAATCATTTACAGAGTTATCGTTAGTAGTGGTAAGTACAGTGGTCATACGACCGTAATCATCCAAGTATGCAATACCAATCTCATAATCTCTATCGCTTCTCCATGTTTGTTTAGGTAACGATGAAACTGTTTCGTCAACATACTTAACTGTGTAATCTATATCAATAAATTCTTTTGAATTATATCCAATAAGATCTCTAAATTGAGTATAGTTACCCATTATTAATCGACTACCTATAATATCTTGAGACAGTGCCTTCAATGGTACATTATCGAATAATCTACTTACCTGATCAGACGGAAGTGCTGCGTATGTTTTATTATTCATAAAGTAGAAGCTATACGCAGAATTACTTTGTATACCCATCTCTTCTTTATTTAGGGTCTCAACTATTTTTACATTCAATGTTCTAGACTCCCAAACCAATAATTGTATCTCTTTTACAAATTCATTACCCGTCTCAAATGTAACTTGGACTTGGTTGAATTCATTAAGCATTCCTTTATTATCTCCTGTTTCAGTATCAATTTGAAGCATTTTAGGATTAAACGATGCAGCCGAAAATGGAGACATTGATGAATACTCATTATCTATGTACTTATACCTATAACTGAAATAAACAAATTTATCCTCAATGTTATTTGGATTAGAACTAGATGTTGTTTGAGTACTTAACGATATAAAAGGAGAGTTTAATGGAGGCGCGACGATCAAATTAATATCATCATTTATTCTAGGATCGTTTAAATTATACGTCTTACATCTATTAATATTAATCTTTCTAGGTGGATTTAAGTTGTCATTCCAAATAAGTAGACCACCACCATTCCCATCTGTAACGTAATTAACGCCAGTAATTAGATAGTTTTTATCAAAATTTAAACGAACCGCATTTGGTATCTCACATCCAAGTACTAACAAAGAATTGTTAGTAACTTGATTGTATTCAAATATACCCTCAAAATTATCTGCTTTTACAAACCAATAAAGTAAATTTTCTGCTTCAACGGATATAGCTCCAATAGTCACCGCATTTAATGGCGCATTTACTTGATATTTAGAAAGTATGTTAGCTATATTTGTCGTTATACTATTACCTAATGCGTTTTGAACTGCACCAATGTTAGCGCCTTCCGACGTATCAATAGTTACGTTTACCGCATCACGGTACTCTCCGTCTGGAATTAACCTTTCGTCAAGGTCTTTATTCATCCGTCCGGCAAGGAATGTTCTTTGAGTATCAGCCATATCTATTTAATCCATTTATCCTTACCACGCATAGCCATAAGCAAGCGACCAGGATGCATGTTGCTTAATCTAATTTTAGTATTTCTCAACATAGCTGTTTTATCTTTTTTAACTCTGTTGATGATATATTCTTGAACTCCATACTTATTATTAAGAAGAGCCCACTTTAAGTAAGCGTAAATATATTCTTCTGCTAGCTTGTTAATTGTAATCAAACTATCATCTCCATTTTCCATTCCATCTGAAATGTACTCAAGCACAATATATGCATATTGAACGCCAGATGTAAAATCAATTACTCCTGCTGCCTTATTAACAAAGAATTTAGGATTGATATTAGCATCGGCTGTTTCTAATCCAAAGTTATTTGCAATAGGGTATCCAAAATACCACTCTCCTTCGTATTCCCATCCCCATTGGTTATAGTATGGTCCGGGACCAACATATAATTGGTTTTTTTGACGAAGTATATCTAGTTTAGCATCACCTACAACTACTTCACCATTTGAATCAAACACAATGTCACCATTATTGTCTTGTAAATATGCTGTAGCTGTAATACTCTGACGTGACTCTGTAAGTGGATATAATACGCCATTTCGCAACATTGATATCCTTGCATAGTTAACATAGTCAGGAGGTAACACCATCTTCAATTGATCACCTAACTCAAACTCTAAAACCTTAATATTTCTTAATGCGTCATAGTTTAATTCCTGTATTGCTCTTTTTGCATGAAATAATACAGTATATCTGTCTACATTGTTGACCAACTTATCATTGCCAACATACATCAACATAAAATTGTTAACAATGTCAGCTAAACTGACATACTGATACGATCCCCAGTTTGCGTCTTCAGGTGTGTTACCATTGTTGGTATAGTACTGATAGTTAGTAATATATGCCATTATTGTTTAGTTTGCATGTCTTGTACTTCTTCTGCCTTAGCTGCTGATACAACATCTTGTTCTCTAATTGATATACCAGCATACTCTAATATCTTAATTACTAGATTAGCAAAATCAGCCAAAGGTAATTCAAAGTCTTGGTATGTAGATGATGATATATTAAATACAGGATCTCCATTAACAGTTAAATAGGTCCACTGTGGATCTTTTGGATATCTTAAATATTGTGCTGTTATAGATGTAGATGTATAAGGAGGAGGAGGAGCTATTGTTGTTGGATATACAATAATTCCATTCTGATCCATTATATATACTGGATATTCAGTATTAGGAGTAGTTAGATTTGAGTTTAATAAATTTAATATCTTACGATGGCTAACCTTCTCTACCTCTGTGTTATTATTATAGACTACTTTATCTAAGAAAAAGTAATCAGCAGGTAGTGTAAATCTACTTGTAATACCATTATATGATAATGGTGAAAGAACAGAGAATGAATCTATAACCTCAACTATATTCTTAGGAATGTCGGTATAACCTTCACCATGCATTCTAGCATTCTGCTTATTGATTGCATTGCTGTAATTAAATATATATTGCTCAAATATTTCTAATTGAGCTTGCTTAGCAAATAGATTAAACTCTAATGGCGTAATAAAGCCACGGTTCTCCTTGCTGATTATAGAAAGTACGGTATTTCGAACGTCATTGATCATCTGACTGCTTTTGTACAAAGATAAATAAAAAAAGGCACTCTATATGAGTGCCCTTTTCATAGTAGTAGTTAGCTATAGATTAGGCTACAGCAATATCACTTACTGCTTGTGGGACAGCAATTTCATAGACTGGATTAGTCCAAGATGTTTGTAATGCATTAGCAATTCCATTTTGAATTGCATCGCGCATACTAAATGCAACTTGAGCAGCATGAGTCAATGTAACAACTTTACCACCAGCATAAGTAATTGCAGTAGCAGTAGCAGTAGCGGAAGCAGCATCAACTAAAATAACATTAGTTACTGCAACCAATTGATTACCAGCACTGGTAACCGGGATAGATAAAAACTTTTCCATTTTATAAAAAATTAATGGGTTAAACAATGCTCAAAGTTAATCATTTCCTGAAAACTTTTCTTCAAGGAATTTATATAGATCTAACCCCTCATCTGACTGCAAATATGATGCAAGAACATGAATATGATCATGCCCAAAAGGAACTGTCATCAATCTCTTCTTATTGTCTTTTAGGTTAAAATGAATATCCTTATTTCCACGGAATGTAAAATATCCAGAAGTGAATGCACGAGCAGCAAAGTTATTGATCTTAAGTAATGGATCAGATGCGGCTTCTATAAAATCTTGTGGATATCTCTTAGCAAACAACATCATATCACGCTTAATCTCTGTAGAGCTCATGTTGTCTACATTTGAACTTAATACCAATCTAGCTACTGCCTCAAGAGTATTAAAGTCTTTATCAGCTAAATCACGAGCAAGTATTAATGCATCAATTTCAGAGAATAATTCTTTAACATCCTCTTGTGCATCTTTTTCAGCATCAAATTCATAAAATTCAGTTCCATTACCAGGATGATAATGTAAGAATTCTTGTAATACCGGATTTGTTTTTGGAACATTAAGAACGCCATCTTCAAAAACAATTGGCTCAACAATTACGTTGGCATCTTGTTGATCTTGAAATGGTGTGTTTGAATTTCGCGCATAGCGAAGTGGGTGATTCGTGTTAGTCTCTTCATTGTAATATAAAAGACGTTTACGAGGTGTGTCTTTGTGTGCGATAAAATAGCTCAATGGAGCTTCTTTAATCTTTAATAAATAAGTCCTATCCTTAGGCTCTAATTTTACTCTGTTCATTTGATATAATTTTAATTAATAAAAAATAGAGAGGGGCCGAAACCCCTCTCATATTATTGGTCTTCTTATCCTTTGAAGATGAAGAAGTTGTTAGCACCCATTGTACAAAGCGCACGCTCTGACAAGAAGTTAACTTCCATTGCATCGAGGTCGCTTGTAGCGGCACCACCGGCAGAACCAGTCATCCACGTTTTGTAACGACGATTTTCAGCTTCAGAAGCACGGTAGCGAACGTGAAGGAATGGACGTTTTGCATTCTTACCAAGTACTTGATCGTAAACGCTCATTGTACCAGCAGGAACCAAGACACCATTGATAGCACCACCAACAAGACCACCACGAAGGGTTGCATCGTTAAGGTATTTCCAATCTGTCTTGTAGAACTCGTAACCACGACGGAATCCAGAGAAACCAAGGTTTAGAGCCATTTCTTCGCTGTTGTCAAACAAACCGTAAGAAGTACCACCTGCACCGTAAGAGTTTTGAGCAGCCAACATATCGTCGATGTCAAAAGAGAACTGACGGTTTAAGAACAATACGTTCTCAGCGATAGCACCTTGCTTGTCAAGACGTTGTACGATTGTATCGAAGTCAGCCAAAGAAGATGGGTTACCACCTGCCCAGATGTTACCACGAGACTCGATAGCAGCAAACATACCTTGAGTACCAGCACCTGTAGTCGCAGGTGGTGTTGGAGATGAAACACCAAGAGCTGCAGCAGCACCAGAGTTTGCTTCAGCAGGAACACCTTCAACCATTGCCATTTCAAGATAGTCTTCGAAACGTAGACGAGTTTCGTGCTCAGACTTCATGTACCAGTAGTAACCAGTAGCACCGTTCTCAGTAGTCACTTCAACCCAACCAACTTGAGCCATGTCAGAACCAGAGACAGTATATTTATCTTTGATGATGATTGGCTTGTTGTCGAAGAAAAGATCTTGAGCTTCCAAAGATCCATCCATACCAGAGTCACCTTTTTTGAATTCAGAACCGTAAACAAAAGCAGTGAATGTAGCTCCAGTGTCACCACCAGAAATACCACCAGCGTTGTAGAAAGCTACAGTAAAGCGATCAGCAGCAGGTAATGCAGTAATTACACCTTTGTAAGAAGATGTAGCAGATGCATTGTTAGATAAGAATACAGTTTGACCCATGCGGAATACACATGTACCTGTACCGATGTCAAAAGTAACTGTATCATCACCACCAGAAGCACCAACAGCAGTAACTGCAGTATACTTAGTGTGAAGACGACCTTGTTCTGCCCATTTGATGAGGTCAGAGTTAGTAGGA